ATTGCGGCATGTACGTCCGGTCCACTCCGCTCAGATAACCGACATCCTCCTCCGCGAACTCGGTCTTGCACAGATCGTCGGGCACGCCCAGCCCGCGCCAGATCGTCGTCGCCACGACCGCGTCGCCCGCCGTGCTCTCCCGCCCCATCTGAATCTTGCGTAACTTTTTCGTCCCTGGCATATCAAGCCTCCTGCTCGATCGGAACTTCGTCGAATTGTTCGGGATGTTCCGCAATGAATTTGAGATATGTCTCGCGCGTCACCCACCCGTTCACCAGGTGCGGCGATTCGATCCCCACGTCCTGCCAGCATGCGATCCCCGCCTGCTGGCACAGCCCGGTAAAAACAATGTCCTCCCCGTGCCCGTCGAATCCGCGTTCCCAGTTCGTCGCGTCGTACATAAAATAAAACCATGGCGGCGGGATGCGCTCGAACACCTCCCGCGCAATGATCACACACCCCAGCCCCAACCGGTCCCGCCGGTACACCCCCGGCGTCTGCTCCAGCGGATTCGAGAAATGCCCCGCCGCGTCCACGATCCACCCGTTCGGGTCATGCGGCTCGCACCGCCGGAAATACGTCCCACTCACCACCAGCCGGCTCGGATCCTCCGCCACCCGCGCCCGCAGCCGCTCGATCACATTTGGCCAGTGCGCGTGATCCATGTCCAGCATCACCAGGTGCGTGTACGCCGTCGCCGTCCGCACAAAATGGGCAGCGAACAGATTCCGCGCCAGGTCAATCCGCACCGGCGGGATCCGGATGAACGGATATCCCCGCTGCGCAATCGCCAGGAAATGCCACCACACCGGCTCGGGGATGTTCCGCTCCGGCGGCATCCCCACGATCACCTTCACCTCAGCTATGTCCACGGACATTCCTCTTCCCCGTTTTGGTAATGCGCGTTCCCTGTAGGGGCGATTCGCCGTAGGTCGCCCTTCGTGAATCGCCCATGATCCGCAAAAATAATCGCGCCCGCTCCACCAGCGTCTCCGCCTGCGGGATCGCCGCCAGATCGAACAACTCGCGCAGCTCGCGCAATTCCCGCTCGGCATCGCCGCGCTCTACGTCCGGATCCCCCTGATCGTGCATCACCCAATCAGCCTGCGTCCCCGCACCGGCACCAGTTCCCGCCGGTAATCCGCCCCGCCGATCACGATGTGATCCACCGTCGAGCGCCCCACCGGCTCGAAAAAGTTCAGCGATCCGGCGTCCGTGTTATCAATCAGCGCGTCCGCCATCTTCTTCTCGATCAGGTCCAGCGCGTCCTCCGCGTCATCCTCGTCCCACGTCGTCGTCGTCACCGGATCCACGCACAGCACGAATGAAAACACATTAAAGTGAAACCAGTCCCGCCACTTGGTCGAGACCTGCTCCCGCACCCGCTCGCTCCCCGCCGATTCCACCACCACCACCGGCGAGTCGCCGCCAAAATCCCCGATCGGATAGCCATACACGTGCTGCGCCGGCAGCCCCGTCCCCACCAGCGCCGTCGTCAGCAGCGCAGCCAGCGCATCCCGCAGCGTCTCCCGATTATCCGAATTGAATCCCATGTCGCCGTAGGGGCGCGGTCTCCGCGCCCTCCCCCTATCGCCTCAAATTTTCGACGATCAGTTGCAACCGGCCGCCATCGCAGAATGTCTGCAGCACGTTGTGCGGCGTGTTCAGCCCGGCCCGCAGCGCCACGTCCGCGCTCACCGTGTCCAGCGGCGTGCACTTCAAGCTCGCGATCTTCGTCACCGCATCCCCCCGCAATCCGCTCGCCACCGCCGGCGGACGCTTCGTGCTCGCCGTCACCGTCGCCAGGATCGGGAATGTCGCCCCCACGTCCACGCGAAACGCCTGCGCAGCCACCGCCTTGATCGGATACTCGGTCGTCCCCACCACCAGGAAATCCCCCGGTTGAATATCCAGCGCCATCTCAGCCCCTCATCGCCCGCTGAACCTCGTACTGGATGAACTGGACGACGGCGCCGCGTTCCTTCTCGACCACGTCCTCGTCCGTCTGCCATCCCACTGCCTTGTGGTACAGCGTCTGCCGGTCCTTCGCCTGCACCAGCGGCCCATACGGAGCGTTATTCCCCACGATCGCCGTCAACCCATTGTTGCTCGTCGCAATCGTCCAACGTCGTCCCAACGTCCGGCTGCCGGGCGATTCGCCCCGGCGATACGGCACCTCGATCTTGCCCTTCGCCAACGCGTAGAAAAAATATCGCCGTTGCTTGTCCGTCTGAAATGACGAGCCGTACACGCTCGCCCGCGTCAGCCGTTTCACCGGCGGATACTGCGCGATCTTGCCCTTGATGTGCAGCGCCGCCGTTTTGATCCCCGCCGCGATCATCCGCACCTGCTGCAAGCTCTCGATCTTCCCCATCAGGGACTCAAGCCCCTCGAACCGAATCGTCGCTGGCATATCTACCTCGTTGCGATAATCGGCATTACCCCCTTGAAGAGGGGACTACCTGAAATAGACCTTGATGGTCGGCGTAACCGGCGACGTGTTGGTCACGTCAAAGTAAAACTTCACGTAGGGCATCTGCACTCTGAGCGTCACCGTGCCCGACAAGTCGCCCGTCGCCGAGTTCGCCGTGGCCATATTCGCGCTGCCGTCCGTCATCCCCGCATCATTCTTGCCGACGTAGGGCGTCCAGTACACATCGTCGAGCGACGTGTACACCTTGAGCGTGGTCGTGTTGACCGTCGCATCCAGATCGAGCAGGTAATACACATCGGCGTAATCGAACGGGCATTCTCCACGATGCCAGTTGTACGAGCTGCCCACGAATCCATCCGCCGTGTAGCTGATGACGCCCGTCGCAAAATCACGCTCCCACCCTTGCACGGACTGGCTCTCCAGCACGACCGGCGCCGGCGGCGCAGGGATCGGATAGCTCACGCCCAGATAGCCGGCGACCAGGATCGCCAGCACGACCACCACCCAGGCGATAGTGCGTTTCGTGTTCTCGTTCATCATCTCACCTCACGTAATGACATAGATCACACGGCCGCCATATTCAGTTGGCTGGCCGACGTTCACCGTGTTCAGCGCCGGCGTCACCGCATCGCTCGCCACGTCCTGGCTATAGCCATCCACGCGGATCGTGCCCGCGCTGAACCCGTGCGCCACGCCGCCGCCGCCATATTGCAGGCGGAGCCGCGCCGCCAGATCGGCATACGCCTGGCGGATCGCGCCCAGGTCCTCCCGCCGCGGCCCCACCGCGATATTCACGACGCGCGCATACCACACCGCCAGCGTCTCACAGCACGCCGCCGCCGCCGCGCCCCAGCTCCCCTCGCGCGTCAGCAGAAGCTGGATCTCCTCGTCGGATAGATTCGTCCCATCCGGCTTGATCCCCGTCCCGCTCGTCACGTCGCCGATGGCGAAGCGCACCTTGCCGATGTCCGTTGCGGTATCGTAAGTGAAACTCACTTGACCTTGCCTCGCTTCGTACTCGGGGGCTGCACCCGCGTCAGCGTCTCGCCGACGGGCTCATAGCGAATCGGCGTTGCAGGTGCAGCAGGCGCAGCCGGCTGGGCGCACCCATCGCACAGTCCAGCCCCGGATCGAGCCGCGTCCTCGTGCTCAGCCCACCATTCGCCAGTGCAGCATTTCCCGCACCGTGAGCACGTGTTGGGCAAACCGGTAGATGTTTGGATCATCGTGGCATTCCCTACACGAGCTGATCTCGTCAACTTGTGTGTGATTTACTGCAGCGTATAAGTTATATTGAAGATCACGCTGGTGCAACCTGCAGTCGTGCCGGTGACGTCAGCGATCGTGATGTCCTGTCCAGCTGTCTGCGCGGTATAACTCGCTCCATCCGCGATAACAGTCGCGCCAGTTTCGCCATCCTCCAACACAGTGCTCCGCACCAGGCTCGCAGTCGCAAATACAACCAGGTGAGTCGTGTTGGCGATGAGATCCACTGACGTACTAGTCGTGCACGTTGCAGCCGTCGCCACAGCCCTTGCCCCGACGAGCCTGAACGAGAGTCCAGCCGGCACGGTGATGACGGTCGCGCCAGTGTGAATCTCAGCAGCCGTGAGCTCCCTTCGCAGGTTGTACACGACCTGGCCCTCAGTGGCCGCGATGACGTTACTATTCGACAGGCGCACATCAGCCACAGTCACCGTGGCAGAATCCATGTCAATGCCATAGTCAAAATCGTCGGTAGTGAGCGTGGTGGAATAGTCGCTCGCGATCTTGATGCCGAAATCCGCACCGGCGCCGGTCGTGGATGAATTTCTCACTTGGAGCACGCCCTCAATAGTCGGCACCGTCGCCGTCTGTCGGAAATATTGAAAATCGCCGACGATGGCCGAGTCGGTAATCGGCGCATTCGCAGTGATCCGTCCTTGCAGCCCGTACGCGGTCGAGGTATTGCCCGCCGGCGGAGACCCTGTGTCGGTCTGCGCCGTGAATGTCCCGCCGCTCAAGGTCGTGATCGCCCCGTTCGGGTTGTCATTCTTGACATTGACATCTATGCCACGCAGCACTGTCCCGATCGCGTTTGCAGTAGACTTGTTGATCATGCGGACCTTGATTCCAGCATCGTCATGGTCGCCGTTGGTGGTGTTATAACCTGCTGCACGTGACATTTCGACGTCAATGCCATACACGCGATCTTTCGTTCCGAGTCCAACCAGGGCGTGCTCGATCAGCAACAAGTTATCATAGTTGGCCGCATCAGAATCTGCCACCGGCGCCATGATGACTTGCCCCGTCGTATCCGCGACGGAAAACTTGTCAGTGTCCATCGTCAGGCCGCCATTGAGTGCCACAGCGCCCGCGTGCGTTTCAGTGTTGTTGAACGTGACCGGCATCAAGAACTGCACCGCCTGATTGAATCGGGTCACAGCCAATCCCTGGCTGCCGATCGCCGCCGGCGGCGCAGGGATCGGATAGCTCACGCCCAGATAGCCGGCGACCAGGATCGCCAGCACAACCAATGCCCAGCCGATATATTTCTTATTCAGGTTCATGTTTTCCCCCGTAGGGGCGAGGCTTGTCCTCGCCCCTTGTTTTGGTAATGACGGTTATCCGTAGGGGCGAGGCTTGCGCCAGTCGCCCCCTTTACTGATTCGCCGATTCGCTGATTCGCTGACTCGCTGATTCGCTGACTCGCTGACTCGCTCAGCTAATCGTCGGAATCACGTACAGGTTGTCGTCGTGGTTATACACGCACGCGGCCGCCGTGCGGTCCTCGCCCACGCCCACGCCGAACTCCAAGAACAGGATCGCCTGCTCCAGCGGGAACTGCCGGATGTGATCGCCCGCCAGCAAGATGCAGCCCAGCCCATAGGTCGGGCTTTCGTACACCCGCAGCGGATTGCGCTGGTCGAGGTTCCCAGGCGACTTGTACACCGACCAATACTTCGTCGGCACGCGCCCGGTCGCCCGCAAGCGCGCCGAGCCGTACTTGGTCTCGACCACGCCCAGGTAATCTCCGGCCACGTTCGCCAGGTCAACGTTCGTCCCGTAGCGGATCGCCGCGTCGGCCCGCTTGACCCAGCCAGTGACATTGCTCGTGTTCGACCAATCGCCCAGGTCCGCCTGCGCCACGAGCAGATCGTAAGGCCCATCGTGCCCGTGTTCCCACAGGTGCGCGATCGCCAGCTCGATGTTTGCCTGAGTCACGCCGTCGTAGCGCAGGAAATGGCTATGCGTGTAGGCGAACGCCGACGCGCGATCGGGCCGGTTGGGCGGCACGTACGTGCTGTCCGCCGTCCCGCCATCCGCAAACGGCATGGACTTGCCCGCGCTGCCGATCGCATCGTAGGTGCTCTTGAAGAGGCGCGTGAGCACCTTCTTCTCCCACACGTCGCGCAGATCCGTCATCGCCGACGCGATGTCGTTGTCAATCTGCGCCCGGCGCGCCTTGCGCAGGAAATCCCACGTCCAGCCGAGCTTGCGGTCGTACGGCAAGAGCGGCAGCATGTGGCCGGTCGTCAGGCCGCGCTTGGCATCCGGCGTCCCGTACTCGGTATGATCCTCGAAGCCGTTGCTGACGCCGCACGCATACTCGACGGTCGGCTCCTGCGTGGTGGAGATCAATCCCGCCACCAACGGGTTATTGAGCAGTGCCGCGTTTTGCATCGCCAGTCCCTGCGTGATGTCGCCGATCAGTTGCTCATAAGTCTCACCAGACTGCAGCGAGATTTGCTTCAAACGGGCCGCGTCCCATCCAGCCGGCAGCGCCCATTGTTTCAGATCGTTCGGTCCCAAAGTCGCCATGATTCACCTCAACCCGTAGGGGCAGGCCTTGTGCCTGCCCTACTACGTGGATCGCACGGCCTCGATCGGCCGCACGAGAACGGTCGCAGCGCTTTCCGCCACGCCCAGGATGCACGATTTCGTCCCCACGGTGGTGCTCAGTCGCCCCGCCGTATCGCTGACCCACACCGTCGCGCCAGGCGTCATGCTCGAGTAACCGGTCACCGGCCCCAGCACGACCACGTCGCACGCCTCGCCGGCCGCCGCGCTGGTATTGCCCAGCGCGCCCGACACGACGATGCCGAAAGCGTGGCCGGTATCCAGATCGGTCCCGACCGCCTTACTCACGTTCGGGATCGCGCCGGTCGCGCTGTCAATGTAGACAATGTCGCCGAACGCCAACGCCTCGGTCGCGCACGCGCGCCGGATCACCGCGCCGGCCAGGGGACGCACGTCAGCCGCAGTAACAGTAATGTTCCCCATTCCTCACCTCACCTGTAGGGGTAAGCCTTCTGCCTGCCCTTAAGTAGCTCGCACGACCTGAGCCGGCCGCACGAGAACGGTCGTGGCGCTCTCCGCCACGCCCAGGATGCACGATTTCGCGCCGACCGCCGTCGAGAGCCTGCCCGACGAGTCGCTGCTCGCCCAGATCGTCGCGCCCGGCGTCATCCCGCTGTAACCGGTGACAGGCCCGAGCACCACCACGTCGCAGGCCTCGCCGGACGCCACACTGGTATTGCCCAGGTTGCCCGATACGACGATGCCGTAAGCGTGGCCGGTCGCCAGCGTGCCCGGCACGCACTTGGACACAATCGGAATGTCGCCCGTCGCGCTCGAGATGTACACGACATCGCCGAATGCCAGCGCCTCCCCGGCTTGTGCCCGGCGGATCACCGCGCCCGTCAACGGGCGCACGTCAGCTATAGTAACCGTAACCTCATTGGCCATCTTGGCCTCCTATCCTGTTGGAATTCGATATCGCTTGCGGATATCCTCAGCATACTTCGGATCGGGCCTGCCGCTCCCGCGTATGCTCGCATCCGTCTCCGGCGCCGCCGTCGCGCCAGTATCCACGAGATATGAATGCTCTTTGACCAGCTTTTTGAGTGCATCCTCCGCGCCGGTCACCTTGCCATCCTCGCCGATAGATATCCCGGCCAGGTCGAGCAGCGCATAAGCGACTGCAGGTTTATGGAACTTCATCCCCGCCGCGATCATCTCGACCGCGTGCTGGATGAGCGCCTCACTCATCTTGGCCTCAGCCTCCAGCCGCGCCTTTTCCTGCACGGCCAGTTTGGCTTTGAGCTGATCCACCTCGCTCAGTTCAGCCTGTTTCCGCTTGGCCTCCGCCGCCTCGATCTCCTCGAGTTTCTTCCGGCGTCCTGCCGACTCGGCGTTGACCGCCTTCAATTGCTTGCGCATCTCGTCGAGTTGCGCCTGAAATTCCTCAGCAGTCGGCGTCGTCGTCGTAGGTTGCACTGTCACAGCCGCTGGCGTCTCGCCGGCAGCATCGGTATTGGGCATCCCGCCCGTACTGACAATTTGTCCCTCGGCCATCTCGACCTCCCTTGTAGAATTTTCACCGCATCACTGCGGAATCTTCATTCCAGCCGCGCGATAGATCACCGGCGGCGCCTGGCGGCCCATGTCGTCATACAAGCCGACCAACTTCTTCGCCGCCTTCCGCTTCGCCGCCGACCACATGTCCGCGGACACGCCCGCCGGCCTCTGCACCCGCATCAGCCCCCGTCCGCCTGCGCACGCCATCACGCCGCGCACGTTCGTCTTGCCATTCGGGTTCTTATAGGGCAGCATCGCCAGTTCCTTCGTCCACTGGTCGCGCGCCCCTTCATTCAAATTGATCAGGCAGGCGTCCGCGTACTCCGCCGCGCTGGCCCACTGCCCTGCGCTGCCGTCCCACGCCTCATCCACCCACCCGCTCGGGACCTTCGCTTCCTCAGCCATCGCTCACCTCTGTACGGCTAACCCGCATTACCGAAACGGTCATCTGTCTATGACCGAATCCCCGCGATCTCCGTGTTCGTCCAGCATCGGCACCGTGGATGCGCCGGCGGGAAATCGTGCCCCTCGATCATCTTCCCCTGGCGCGGACCGCACTCGGGGCACACCAGCTCGTCCTGATTCGTCTGCCAGATCTCCCGCATCTTGATCCCCGGATTGTCCACCTTGATCTCCCGCACCCACGCCAGTTCCCCCTGCGTCGCCGCCCGCGTCACCTCAGTCGTCGCGATCATCTCCGCGCGCGTCGTCGCGTATAGCGTCCGCCCCAATTTGTCCTGGATCGTCGGGATGAACTTTGCAATCGCCGCTCGCAGATCACCCATTGATTCAGGCGTCTGAAAATAGTTGCTGATCGCAGCCTGCAACCCGTCTCGGGTCGTGCTGTCAATCAGTTTCACCAGGTCGAACGCATACCTTGTCGCCCACTCCGCCGCCCGCACATTGATCAGCGTCCAATCCACCGCCAGCGTCGGATAGGCTGCCGCCGCCGTCACCGCCGACTCGATAAACACCTGCGTCAGAATCGGCTCGATCGCCGCCCGCGTCTCTGCATTGAACTGCGCCCACAATTCCTCGGGCACATCGGCGCCCTTCAGATCCTTCCGCAGCCGCATCTCGGCCATCAGCCGCTGCAACTGCCCCGGCTGCAAGCCCGCGATCGCCGCCCGCAATCGCTCCTCCCATCCGCTGCGTCCAGCCAGATCAGCCACCGGTCGCCCCCGGATAGGTCGCGAACGTCAGATTCTGGATCTCTGGACTCGCCAACATCTTGACAATCTGCTCTGGGCTATACCCCGCCTCCGCCCAAGCCTGGAAGAGTGGCACCTGCAGTTTCTCCCGCTTCAGCGCGATCCGCTCCAGTTCCGCCGACTCATCCCGCACCGCCGCCGGGTTCCACTGGCTCTCGATCTGCGCCTCCTCATCCAGCCCCGCCGCGCCGAACGTGTTCGCCATCCGCCGCGCCACGTCCAGGCAATCCTCCCACGCATTCCCGAACGTCACCTGCCGGTCCTCGACCTTGGCGATCAGTTTTGATTCCTGCTGCTTGAGTGTCCCCTCCGCCGCGATCTGCTTCGTCATCTGGAAGCGGCTGACCGGCGTCCCCGTCACCTGCGCCAGGCGCATGATCCAGCCATTCAGCACGTCCTCGAGCTTCGACAGGTCCGTCGGCTCGATCGCATCCAGCCCGGCATCCGCAGCCGGCGAGCCAATGATCTGCCCCGGCGCGATCTTGAACAGGTTACTTCCATCGCTGGCCGGATCCTTTCCATCTGTCGTTGCGAGCCATCCGTGCGCAAACAAGATACGAAAGCCCGCCGTGTCGCCCGCCGCCAGCAAATCCAGCGCCGTCTTATTGATGGCATCCTGGACATAGAACGCATTCCACAGTTCACTCCGTAGCGCCGGATTCCGAAAATGGATCACCGGAATGCCGAGCGGTTTGCCAGCCTGGTCAACCCACCGCACCGGCCACGCCTGACCCGGCTCGCTGAATTCAACCCACTCGCCGCCTTTGCCCATCACGTATTTCTCGATCCGGTCAGGATAATATAATGTCATCCGCTGCAGCGTCCGCCGCTGCTTGGACTCGTCCACCGTCGTCTCGGTCCAGCGCTTGCTCGCAAATTCCATTTCTTGGCTCGAATCGCCGTCAGGATAATGCGCCTTGCACCCGAACCCGGTGCCCTCGACGCTCGGATCAGTGTAGCGTGGATGAGGATAGAATCGAATGCGCCTGGTCGTCGCGTCCCAGTCCACGATCATGAAATGCTCTCCATCCAGAACAGCCCCCGCGTGGACATTGCGCTGCCCGGCGTCCATCCGGTTGAGCATCCACGTTTTGGTGGTCCACTCACTGACCGCCTGCTCCGGCGCCGCGAACGATTTGATTTGCAATCGCTCGACGACCGAATCCACCACGTCGCCGCAATAATTCAAGCAGAATTCGCCGCCCTTTTCGAAGCCGAGATACTGGCGCTGGCGGTCCGTCAGCCGCACGTCCTGATCGCCGTCATAATATTCGCGCGCCCGCAAGATGTTTTTCTGCTGAGTCTTTTCCTCGCCCAGCAGCCACTGCAGGTAAGCCAGTTCTGTGATGCTAATTGTCATTATCAATACTCGTATGAAAAGCCAGTGTGGCGCGCGCCCGCCAATTTGTTGAACGCGCCCGATGTCCCGTCAGCCTGGTCGCGGAACGCCCCGCTGGGGATCGCGCAAATCTCCTCCAGCCAGGCCTGATTCCACGCGCCCTCGACCAGAAAAACATTTCCCGCTTCCGCCTGAGCCGCGAACGGCTCCATCCGCACGTCCTTGTCGCCCGTGGGCCGATCCGCGTGCACCGTGAATCCGGCCAGGTTACTCGTCGTCGCGTCTGCGCTGTCTTTGCCACCGCTGCCCGGCTCTTGCTCGTGCCAGATCACTACGTGCCCGCGCTGGGTGTCGAGCTTGGCCGTTTGCAAGATCGTGTTCTCGCGCTCGAACGCCGACCACTGCCCGCGCACGACGTCCTCGATGTAATAATGCTTGTCCGCCTCGGCGATCAACACACCCGCCGTGAACTTGCCGCCTCCGGATGTGCCTGCCTTGTCCCAATAACGTATCCGCCGAGCATTGACTGGCGCAGCACGCACAATCGAGAACCAGGCCCGCTTGAATCGGTTGCCCTCGGGCGCGCGCGGCACGCCTTGATACTCGGCATTCCATACCTGGCTACCCACGTCGCGCTTGATCGCGTCGAGCGCATTTCGGCTGAATCGTCGCGGGCACAGCGGCTCGCCCGGCGCGCGCCCCAGCGCATCGCCCAATCCAGTCGCCAGCTTGAGCCGCTTATTGCTCTCGTCGCGCTCATCCTGCGCCTCGGCCAATGCGGGCAGGCGGATGATCGTCCACTCGTCGCCCTGCTCGCCGATCAGCCGCCCGGCCAGATCATCTTCGTGCCAGCGGCTCATCACCAGGACGATCGCGCCGTTCTCCCAGATGCGCGTGCGAAAGGTAGACTTCCACCAGTCCCACACCTTGTCGCGCATCGTCTGAGACTGCGCCTGCTCCCAGTTCTCGAACGGATCGTCAATGATGCCAAGCGCCGCCCCGTGGCCAGTGATCGGGCCGCCGACGCCCGCGGCCAGCATCCCGCCGCGCCTGCCCTCGATGGTCCAATGCCCCACCGAGCGCGAATCGCGCGGCGTGCCCACCTCGAAAAAGAGCCGCTGGTATTCCTCACTCTCGACGATCCGCCGCGCCTGGCGCGATTTGTCCTCAGCCAGGCTCGCCGCATAACTCGTCAGGAT